AGGGTCTGAAAAAGGCTTCTAAGTTACATGCAGGACAGGCTAAATCATTATCATCCCTTGCAGGCTTTGCCAAAGGTGGTAGCACTGTGAACAAAGCAGGAAACTACACCAAGCCTACTATGCGAAAGGCTCTGTTTAGCCGAATCAAAGCAGGGTCTAAAGGTGGTAAGCCAGGTCAGTGGAGTGCTAGAAAAGCGCAGATGCTTGCCAAACAGTACAAAGCTAAGGGTGGTGGATATCGCTAAAGACCCTAGAGTTGGTACAGGCAAGAAGCCAAAAGGATCAGGACGCAGACTTTATACAGATGAAAATCCAAAAGATACCGTCCGTATAAAGTATGCGACTCCTGCTGACGCACGAGCTACGGCTCGAAAGGTAAAGAAGATAAATAAACCCTACGCTCGTAAGATACAGATACTTACAGTGATGGAACAAAGAAGTAAATATGGAGGCAAGCCCCAACAGGCAGGAATAGCTAAAAGGGCGAAGCAACAACTAAAGGCAAAACATGGCACTCGCAAAAAGTCAACGAAGTCTTAAAGCATGGTCAAAGCAGAAGTGGAGAACAAAGAGTGGTAAGCCCAGTAGCAAAACTGGAGAACGCTATCTTCCAACAGCTGCAATCAAGGCTCTATCACCACAAGAGTACGCAGCGACAACTAGAGCTAAAAGAAAAGGCACAAAGGCAGGTAAGCAGTTCGTCAAGCAACCAAAAGGCATCGCAAAGAAAACACGAGCATACAGAAAGGTAAAGTAAATGGTAAAAGCGTGGTTTATAGTAGCAATAATGTCTGGTGTATACGCAGACGGTACAAAGGATATATTTATATTTGAACATCCTAAAGATCATGGACACTTTCATAGTTCTGCTACATGTCAAAAATTTGTAGGGGATAATCCTTTTCCTATAATGAAAGCACTAGTTAATCAATACGGAGATAGAACACCTGAGAAGATAATGTGTGTACCTGAAGAGGGAGTTGAAACTCTTGTTAATAATTCTTTGAAAGAAAAAGCTGACACATAATGCTATATGAACCTACCTGCGAAGTATGTGGCAGTCACATTGAAGACGATAGATGTGAGGTGTGTGAGCATACAGGCGACAACGGTGCTTGGGTAGAAGAGGTTATAAAGGAAAAAGATGACAAAAAATCTGACTGAAAAGCAACAAAAGTTTTTAGCGGCACTGTTTGACGAAGCGAACGGTGATGCACGACTAGCCAAGAAGATGGCAGGCTACTCTAGTGAAACGAGGCTGTCTGAGGTTGTTAAGCCACTAAAGGATGAAATAATGGAGGCAACAAAAGAGTATATGGCTTATGTTGCGCCAAAAGCTGCTATGGCAATGGGTAATGCCCTTGTTGATCCCACAGAGTTAGGTATACGAGATAAGATGACAGCAGCAAAAGATTTGTTGGATAGAGCAGGACTAATTAAAACAGAAAAGGTAAACGTAGAATCTTCAGGTGGTTTGTTTGTTCTTCCTGCTAAAGAAGGGAAGAATGAGTAACACGGATCTAGGATATTGGACACTCCCAAAGCCTGATATTGAAGTTAGAGAGTGGAACAGAATACCTAGAGTAGCACGAACAATACCTTTTGGTTATGAAGTAGATCCGGATGATGCAGACTTTCTACTGCCAATAAAAGAAGAACTTGATGCACTAGAACAGGCTAAGAGGCATCTACAACAGTATAGTTACAGAGAAGTGGCAACGTGGCTTACTAAAGAGACAGGACGCTACATCTCACACGTAGGATTAAAGAAGAGAATACAGGTTGAGCGAAGACGTAAAAAATCAACTACGATTAAGAGGGAGCTTGCCAGAAGGCTCAAAAAGACGATCCAAGAGATTGAGAAAGCCGAAACAAGTAGAACAGGTAGTTACACCACAGCCGGAACAACTGCCTGAAATAAAGATTAAACCACAAGAGGTTCAGGAGCAAGACGTTCTGTTCCGACCCAACGCAGGACCTCAAACAGATTTCTTAGCATCTTCAGAACGAGAGGTGTTATACGGTGGAGCAGCAGGAGGAGGCAAGTCGTTTGCCATGTTAGCTGACCCACTCAGAGGACTAAACAATCCTAACTTTAGTGGACTGTTAGTTCGGCACACGACTGAAGAGCTAAGGGAACTGATACAAAAATCTCAGGAGTTGTATCCAAAAGCAATTCCTGGCATTAAGTGGTCAGAGAGAAAGTCGCAATGGGTGACTCCTAAGGGGGGACGACTTTGGATGTCATACCTAGACCGTGACTTAGATGTGATGCGCTATCAAGGTCAAGCGTTTAATTGGATAGGCTTTGATGAACTTACACAGTGGGCGACACCTTATGCTTGGGACTATATGCGTTCACGACTCAGAAGTGCAGATCAATCGCTAGGACTGTACATGAGGGCAACAACAAACCCAGGAGGACCAGGACATCAATGGGTAAAAAAGACATTCATCGACCCATCCCCACCCAACTCATCGTTTTGGGCAACGGATACAGAAACAGGTAATGTTATTACATTTCCACAAGGGCATAGCAGAGAGGGGCAACCTCTGTTTAGAAGACGCTTCATACCTGCTAATTTGTTTGACAACCCTTATTTAGCTGACTCCGGTGACTACGAGGCAATGCTACTATCTTTGCCTGAGCATCAGAGAAAGCAACTACTAGAAGGTAATTGGGACGTAGCAGAAGGGGCAGCGTTCCCTGAGTTTGACAGAACAAAGCATGTAGTTGAACCATATAAGATACCTGCTAGTTGGACAAAGTTTAGAGCGTGTGACTACGGTTATGGAAGTTACTCTGCTGTCGTTTGGTTAGCCATAACACCTGCTGAACAGCTTGTCGTGTATAGAGAGCTACAGGTGTCAAAAGTTCTAGCAGTAGATTTGGCTGACAGGATATTAGAACTAGAAGCTGAAGATGGTAGAATACAGTATGGAGTTTTAGATAGTTCACTATGGCACAAAAGGGGCGACACTGGTCCTAGTCTAGCAGAACAGATGATAGTAAGAGGTTGTAAGTGGCGACCATCAGACAGAAGTAGAGGAAGTAGAGTTGCAGGAAAAAACGAATTACACAGACGATTGCAGGTTGATGAACATACCGAAGAGCCTCGTCTCGTTATTTTTAACAACTGCACACAGCTTATATCTCAACTTCCTAGTTTACCCTTGGACAAGAAAAACTCCGAAGACGTAGACACAAACAGCATGGATCACATGTATGACGCTTTGCGTTACGGTGTGATGACACGACCTAGAAGTTCTATATGGGACTATAACCCTGTGAATCAGCGAACAGGTTTTCAAGTCGCTGACCCTAACTTTGGATACTAAACATGGCAGAAGATAACGAAGTAGCATTTGACACCGATGGTGTCTCCGTAATACAGGACAACGATCCTGCACTAAGATCAGAAGGTGATGTAGTAAGTTTTGTACAGAACAGATTTAAACGAGCAGAAGATGTAAGACAGCAAGACGAACAACGATGGCTCAAAGCGTACAGAAACTACAGAGGATTATACGGACCAGACGTACAGTTTACAGAGACAGAAAAGTCTAGAGTATTTGTAAAGGTAACAAAAACCAAAACACTTGCAGCGTATGGTCAAATAATTGACGTATTGTTTGGCAATAACACCTTTCCTCTGACGGTAAATCCAACGAAGTTACCTGACGGTGTGGCTGAGTCGGTACACATAAATATAGATCCTAATGCAGAAAAGGGTCAAGACGAACTGCGACAGGCTTTTGAAGATAAACCTTCAGAGCCTTTTTTGTTTAAACCTAATGGAAAGCTTGAGCCAGGAGAAACGCTACAAGATATACAGAATAGATTAGGTGCAGAAACAGATAAACTTAGTGGTGTATCAGATAAAATAATTGAAGGAGACGGTAAAACACAAACATCTGTTACATTTCATCCTGCTATGGTAGCTGCAAAGAAGATGGAAAAGAAGATACACGATCAGTTAGAGGAGTCCGGAGCGAACAAACAACTACGTAATACGGCATTTGAAATGGCATTGTTTGGCTCTGGGATTATGAAAGGACCTTTTGCTCTTGATAAGGAGTATCCTAATTGGGGAGAAGATGGTAACTATGATCCTCTAATTAAAACTGTACCATCAACAAGTCACGTATCTATATGGAACTTCTATCCTGACCCTGATGCATATAACATGGATGAGGCAGAGTATTGTGTAGAAAGACATAAACTATCTAAAACACAAATGCGTAATCTAAAGAACAGACCGTACTTTCGAGGAGAGTCTATTGAAGAGTGTCTTGATATGGGGCCGCAATACGATAAGAAGTATTGGGAAGACGACATGAAAGATTACGCTATAGAAAATTATTCAGAGCGTTATGAAGTATTAGAGTTTTGGGGATACGTGGATGCAGACATACTAGAACAGAATGGTGTAGAGATACCTGAAGAGTTAGCTGATGTAGAACAAATAAACTGCAACATATGGGTGTGCCAAGGACATGTATTAAGGATGGTGTTAAACCCATTCAAGCCTGTGCGTATACCTTACTATGCTGTGCCTTACGAGCATAATCCTTACAGCTTCTTTGGTGTAGGTATTGCAGAAAACATGGACGATACACAGACATTGATGAACGGCTTTATGCGTATGGCTATTGACAACGCAGCTTTGAGTGGCAACTTGATTATGGAGGTGGATGAAACCAACCTAGTCCCAGGTCAAGACCTTTCTGTGTACCCAGGAAAAATATTTAGACGGCAAGGTGGTGCGCCAGGGCAGGCTATCTTTGGCACAAAGTTTCCAAATGTAGCGTCAGAAAACATGCAACTATTTGACAAATCTAGAGTGCTTGCAGACGAGAGTACAGGCTTTCCAAGCTTTGCTCATGGACAAACAGGTATACAAGGTGTAGGGCGTACAGCGTCAGGCATATCTATGTTGATGTCTGCGGCAAACGGTTCTATCCGTAATGTTGTAAAGAACGTAGACGACTATTTGCTAGCACCTATGGGTAAAGCGTTCTACAGTTTTAACATGCAGTTTGATTATGACTCTAGCATTAAAGGCGACTTAGAGATAAAAGCACAAGGAACAGAAAGCTTAATGGCTAACGAAGTGCGTAGTCAAAGGCTAATGCAGTTCCTACAGGTTGCATCAAACCCTGCATTAGCACCTTTTGCAAAAATGGATTATATTATTAGAGAGATTGCAAAGGCTATGGATCTTGACCCTGATAAGGTTACAAATAGCTTGCAAGACGCTGTGATACAGTCTGAGATATTTAAGAAGTTTCAGGAGCAGATGCCACAGCAACAACAAGCCCCACAGCCACCTGAAGGAGGAGCAGCACCTGCAGGAGCAGATGTTCAAGATCCAACAGGAGCAGGGGGAGGACAGATAGGTACAGGTCAAGCACCTGCACCAGGAGAAGAAGGATTTACAGGTAATGTCTAAGATTAAAGAGTTAACGAATAACAAAGAACTATGGGAAGCTTTTGTAGAGGAGCTACAACGATCAATAGTAAACTATCAACGCACAATGGAGCAGACAGAAAAGCCATCTGACATTTACAGATTGCAAGGTGCTATCTCTGCTCTTAGACGCATGATGCAACTAAGGGACATGATGAACAATGGAAAGACCTGAAGTAGTAGACCCACTTAAAGAAGAAGAGCAACCTATACTGCAACAGACACCTGTTGAAAAACCTGAGCCTATTGACACGCAAACAGATGATGCGTTTAGCGTTAGAGGTTTAGCAGAAAAAAGATTAGGTAAATTGGGTACAGGAGCATTAGATTTTGTTCCTATTGCAGGTGATATACTTGCTGCAGGTGATGTAGTTGAGAGTTACAAGAAAGGTGATGTGCTAGGCACAGCAATTAACTCAGCAGCTTTTGCTGTCGGTTTAATACCTGTTGTTGGCGATGTTGCAGCTAAGGGACTAAAGGCAGGATTAAAAGCCACTCGTGCAGAAAAATCAGATGTGCCTGATATATGGAGCTACCCTGAGCAGATGTACTCCTCTAGTGGGACATCACAAAATCAAATAGCTGCAGGATACAATGAGCTAAAAAGAAGGGGAGAACTAAAAAAAGGAGACAAAGTAGTTGATATTGGTGGTGGTAGATTTGATAATCTTATCAACGATGCGTCTGAGGAGGGAATAGATGTAAAAGTTTTTGATCCTTTTAATAGAACACCTGAGCATAACGCTGCAGTTGCTGATGCTGTTAGAGAGGGACAGGCTGATGTAGCAATGTCTCACAATGTGTTGAATGTTATAAAAGAAGATGCAAACATTAAAACAGTTATTCAACAGGCTGAAAACGCAGTAAAGCCAGGAGGAAAGGCACACTTTACCGTTTATGAGGGTAACAGGTCAGGAGTTGGTGGCACAACAAAAGCAAAGACTAAAACACAAACAGATCAAAGTTTTCAAAGAAATCAAAAGACAGAAGACTACGTTCCTTTTGTAGAAGAGATTTTTGGTGCAAATAATGTTACACGAAAAGGCAAAATAATAACAGCCGTTAAGCGTATCGTCTTTGATTTTAAGAGTCCTAAAGGAACAGTATTTAAGCGTGGTGGTAAGTTTGGTGGATTAAACTTTCCTGTTGGAAAAGTTATTGGTGGCAATCAAGTATACTTCCATAAAAACTATATAGGAAGCCAACCTAAAGAAGTGCAAGATTTATACAATAGTGCTTTAGATAAACTACCACCTGACCATAACTTCAATACGTTAATGTATATGAAGGGTAAAGGTGATACACCTGATACAATACGATTTGATGAGTCTGCTGATTTTGATTTTGCAAGAGAACCAACACCAGGAAAAATGGTAGCCATTGATGCAAACGGTAACGTAGCAAATAGAAGCAGTAATCAAATATTTCATCACAAGTGGATGTGGGTAGGGGACGATTACAAAGGCT